TCGGCACGTCTAATAACTGGGCCAAAGCCTTTTGACTGAACGGCATTTCTTTGCCGTCGTCGTCGGTGATGCCAGACCAGCCCACCAGGATCTCAGACACCAGCTCGGACTCAGTCAGCTGGTCTTCCTGAATCAGCTGGCCGATCTCGCGCAAGCGGCTCTGGCTCACACGCTTGAAAACCCCGTCAAAGGTGACGCGCTGGTGGCGGCCACCGTCAACGGGGATGTCAAAAGATACAGGCCAACTGTAAGTGTCTGATTGCTTGAGTACGAATGCCATAAAAGGTGGCTAATCGGCGCAAGCGTAGCAGGAACTTAAGTCAGCGCAATCGAGAACTCGTCGTTGCCAGAATCAGACGGAGTGGCGTTGTAATCCAGATTCAGCATCTGGATGCCGTCACTGTCGCTATAGCTGGCGCTTGTCAGGTCCGTTTGCGGAGCGCTGAAGGTGACGATGTTGCCGCCGGTTTGACCGTGCTGGAACGTGTTGTTTCCAGTAGAGGTGCCGGTGATGTCGGTAAAGAAGTTGTGGGTTGCCATCAGCTCAGCTTCCACAACGATGCTGCCAGAAGGCTTGCGATCGGTGTAGAGCACTTCCTTAGTACCGCCCACCAGCTCGCGGTAGACGGTGGCTGCGTTCAGATCAAAGCTGAAGGACTGAACAGCACCGGCGTAGCTAAAGAGCTGTTGGCTAGTGGTATTGCCGTTTTTGAATAGCACCGGCTTGGCCTGGTTCTGATAGGTAGGCGTTGGGTTGGCGCTGTCGTCGGGAGCGTTATAGATGCCCACCATTGAGAAGCTGAGCGTGGGGATGGCTCCAACCTCGGCGCTGATAGAGAACGAACCGCGAGCGCCAGTCACCTTATGGCGAACGCCATCGGTGAAGTAATAGAGCGTTGCCGATTCAAAGGAAGACGAACGTGGCGAGTAGGTAACCGAGGTGTCAGCAACCGTTGCCACGCTGCAACCACAAGCGCGAATCAGGGGATCCCAAGCAGGGGCAGTGCCAGCAGTTCCCGAACCTGCCAGCTCAACCTCAAAGCTGATCTCAACGCGCTGGAAAGCCAGCAGGGCCTCAAAGTTGCCCATGAAACCGCGAACCAGTTCGCGCTCAACCACGTCCGATTGAATCGGGGTGATTTCCAAGCTGCGAACCAAGATCGCGTTATCAGCGCCAGTAGGCGTTGGGTCTGTTGCGTAGCTGCTCTCGATTTCAGCGAGCAAAAGTCGCTGGCTAGTCCGCAGAGTCATCGGTTACAACCTCAATTTCCGGGGTAGTGGGTTGCGCCGGCTCGGTCCGCTGAACAGCTTTCGCTTGCCGGTAATCGTCACCCACCATCGTAGCTACGGCGTTGTGGTCAAATCATCTAACTCAGTTCTATAGCGAACCAAGTAATCGCAACTGATTACGCCTGCAGGCTGGTCAGCGTCAACCATTTCAAAGTTGACGGTCTGAGGTTGAACGTCGATCGCGTGACCGCCCAAGGTCAGGTCAGCCATGATTTTTGAGTGCAGGCTTTCAACAATCGGGTCTGCAACCTCGTCAGGCTCATCACCGCGCACAATTACGCTCACGCGTACAAGCAGCGACCAGTCAAGGGTAGGAAGACTGGTGTTTTGCTCTGGGGTATCGCTAATCGGCTCAACGATCAGAGCGGGCGTCTGACCGCGGGTTAGTGCAACAACCCGACTGCGAAAAATGCGAGTGCTGACATTAGTCGTCCCCGCAAGGCTGCTAATGATGTCTTCAATTATGTTCTCGCGTACTGTCGTCATGAGTCGCAGCAAATGCTCACGTCAAGGGTACGGTCAGCAGCGCTAGCCGTCACAACCAGCCGCAAGTAACGCAGCGCATAGCCGTTATAGGTGTGAATGTGATTGCCGATGTCTTTTGTCTTTGCGTCATCCAGCGGTCCAAAGTTGGTGCCATCCAAACTGCCCTGCAGCTGGTAGGTCACTTGGCCGCCAGCGATGCGGTCAACAGTCGTGATGACGACGCCATCAATCTCAAGGGTTTCTGAGGTGCCCGTGTTGGTGATGGTGTCAAAGTTGTGGATATTTGCAGGGCGATCAGCATTGCCGCCCACGATGGTGTGGCTCATGTCCGCTGCAATGCAATTTGAACAAACTTTCCGTCATCAATGAGCAAGGTCTCTCTGACGGTGTAAGCAGTCCCGTCAACAGTGATTGAATCACCGCCAACGAGACTGCCGAAGTTTGAGGCTCTGGTGGTCAGCGTGTAATCGGTCGTTAAGACCATCCCATCGCTGATTACTTGGCTGGGCATGTCCAAGATCCCATTAGCCGTAGTGCTACCTGCAGTGCAGGAAACACCGAAGTCGGCCAAATAGATGTCCAGATCCTCAGTAATGGCCATGATCAGCCGTACTTCTTAGAGCCCAGGGCAAGAACGCTGACAGCGCCAGCGCCAGTGCCACCAGCCACGGTGACGCTCACTTTGATGTAGCGCTTCATGGCGTTGGTATTCACACTGATCTTTTCGACCAATGCAGTGTTGGCGTCAGTGGTGGTGAAAGCACCGCCACTCACGTCGGTATAAGAACCGCCGCTAGTGTCGGATTCGGTCAGCTTTACCGCGTAGGTAACGCTGCCACCACCTGCTTCAGCGTCCAGCACAACGGCCAGATCACCTTCGTAGTCAACGAGGTCAACTGCAGAGCCAGTGCCTGTGGCCGTGACCACATCGTTGGCAAGCAAGCTCAGCACTTCGGTCCCAGAACCGAGGTTCTGAATGGTCATGATTTAGCCCTCCGACGAGAGGTTGTTTTGGGTTTGGGGTCTGCGATGTCAATAACGACATCCTTGACCTCTTCCTGCACCTTTTCAGGCGCCACAACTGCACAGTTGCTGCCGATCAGGATTGCGGCGTCGGAAGGGGAAGCCTCAACGACTTCCCCAATCCGAACTACCTGACCCGCCAGCGTTACCTGTTTGCGGATCTGGATCTTCATGATCAGAGGGTGTTGTTACCGCGGCTGAAGGAAGCGCCGTGACGGGCAGCCACGTCAACGTCCTGCAGAGCAACAACCCGGACGGTGCCGGAGGTGCTGCCGGTGTAGGGGTCCACCATGATGTCCAGACCGCTGAAGTAAGCGATGATCAGGTCAGCAAAGTTGCCGAACCAGAGATCATTGCTGGCGACTTGGTTGGAGATAACGGCCTCATAACCGTTCACTTCGCCGTTCTCCATGACGAACAGACCGGAGCCAGAATCCTTGGCCTTGGTCTTCAGGCTGCCAGCCATGGCAGCGTTCATCAGGTAACGGGGAGTACCCAGCAGAGCGTTAGCGCCGGACACGTCGCTTTCCAGAGCCACAACCTCAGAGAAGGTCGGGGTGTTAGCGGCGAAGTCTTCGGTCAGAACACCGGTGGTGTCCTTCAAACCAAGGGGCTGGTTAGAGGAACCAGTGCCGTACAGGCCAACGCGGTCGATTTCCAGGGCCAGAACGCGAGCCAGGTCGTTGCGAACCATGTTCTCCACGTCGATGGAGGACTGGATCAGCAGCTGACGGCTGAAATCCGTGTATGCCCCGCAGGTTTTTGGCGAAAGCGCCACCTGATCAATCGTTTGCTGACTCTCGGTGGGAGAGCCAGACTCAGCCACCCAGTAAGCGGTAGCAGCACCGGACTGGCGGGGGATGTTGATCGGGCCAGAGAGGCCGGTCAGCACGGTTGCGCCAGCGCGATCCAGTGCGGACTGGTTGCGCAGCAGGTCAATAAAGTTGGCAGCGTCAAGCTGAGTCTCAACCAAGTTGCCACCAGCGGTTGCGGTGGTGACGTTCAGGTCACGGGTCAGCACATCCATAGGGATGGCAAAACCGCGCTGACGACCAGACTTGGCAGCAGCAGCCTCAGAGGCTTCAATTTCAAATGCAGCAGCTTCGCGAAGGCTGCGATCTGCAGGGTTTGCCAGGTGGCGAATGGCCTTCAGGAACGAGAAGCTGCGAGCTTCTTGCTGCGAAAGACCGATTTCAGCGGCCGACATGGTGACGGGCTCCTCTTTGATGTTCAGCTTGTCAAGAACCGCAGCGCGGGCCTCGTCGATAGAACGACCAGACTCGATCAGCTGACGGCCCAGATCTTCCATGCCGTGCTTAGCGGTCAGGGAAGAGATGTCAGCAATGCGGGAGCGCTCAGCCTCAGCGGCTTCGGCCCGCACCACTGCCAGATCAGGGGTGGTGTTTTCCATTGAAGGAATAGTGGGATCGGGTGTAGGTGCTGCCGAGGCAGCCTCTTCGGTTTTGGAATCCAACGACCGTCCAAAACCAACGGA